AATGGCAACACAATCTATCTTGGCAATGCCACAATCAGTGCCAATGCCACAAGTATTGTGTTGACCAATCCCGACGGTGGTGCCACAGTACTGTCAGGCACCCCTGGTAACAGCGAATTAACTGGCGCAACAGTGAGCGTCATTGGCAATGTTACAGGTAACAACATTATTGCGGCCAACACTGTCAGTGCTGTAGGTAACGTTACTGGTGGCAATATCAACACAGGCAACAATGTAAGTGCTGGTGGCAATATTTACGGTGGGAACATAAGTGTAACTGGAAGTCTTGTATTTGCCTCAGTGACTGGCACTACAATCAGTGCCAGTGGTAACATCACTGGTGGAAATTTGTTAACCGGTGGCCTGATAAGTGTCACAGCCAATGTTACAGCTGGTAACATTATAACAGGCGGACTAGTCAGTGTTGCTGGCAATGTATTGGCCGGCACAATCAGTGCAAGCGGAAACGTAAATGCAACCAGCGTGAATTTATCTGGACTGGCATCTGTTACTGGGACTGTCACTGCTGGAAATTTAATTACTGGTGGAATAGTAACTGCCACTGGTAACATTACATCATTGGGCAACATTGCCGCTGGAAATCTCCGCACAGATGGATCAATCACAGCTCAAGGCAACATAATAGGTGGCAATTTATTAACTGGTGGATTGGTCAGTGTTGCTGCAACAGTCACAGGTGGCAATTTGGCCACGGGTGGCACAGCATCAGTGGGCGGAAACATAACTGGTGCCAATATTTTAACAGGTGGTCTGATAAGTGCCACAGCCAACATCACAGCTGGCAATTTGGCCACGGGTGGCACAGCATCAGTGGGCGGAAACATAACTGGTGCCAATCTTCTTACAGGCAATAATGTAAGTGCTGGTGGCAATATTTACGGTGGTAACATAAGTGTAACCGGAAGTCTTGTATTTGCGTCAGTAACGGGAACATCAATCAGTGCCAGTGGTAACATCACTGGTGGCAATGTGATATTTGGTGCAGGTGTAGTAAGTGGTACAGGTAATGTATTTGCCACTAACCTAACTGGTACCTTACAAACGGCAAGTCAAACAAATATCACAAGCGTGGGCACACTGGGCAGTCTGGCTGTCACTGCAAATATAACCGGTGGCAATGTGATATTTGGTTCTGGTGTTGTAAGTGGAACTGGCAATGTATTTGCCACTAACCTAACTGGTACTTTACAAACAGCCGCACAAACAAATATTACCTCAGTGGGTACACTGGGCAGTTTAGCTGTCACTGCAAACGTAACCGGTGGAAACATATTAACTGGCGGCTTAATAAGTGCCGCTTCAAACATCACTGGCGGCAATGTGATATTTGGTTCTGGTGTTGTAAGCGGAACTGGTAATGTATTTGCCACTAACCTAACTGGTACTTTACAAACAGCCGCACAAACAAATATTACCTCAGTGGGTACACTGGGCAGTTTAGCTGTCACTGCAAACGTAACCGGTGGAAACATATTAACAGGTGGATTAATAAGTGCCGCTTCAAACATCACTGGCGGCAATGTAAGATTTGGTACTGGTGTTGTGAGTGGTACAGGCAACGTATTTGCCACTAACTTGACTGGTACCTTACAGACAGCAAGTCAAACTAATATTACCAGTGTAGGCACATTGGGTAGTTTGAGTGTGACAGCCAACGTAACTGCTGGCAATTTGACCACAAACGGCATTGCACGCATTGGTACATTTGACATTACCAGTAACAGTATCACATCAAGTAATTATACCATTGTTATTGATCCAAACAGTCCTGGCAGTGTTGATGGCGAAGTTATTATCCAAGGTAACCTGGTTGTAAATGGTAACGTGACCTATATCAACAGTAACAACATAACCACAAACGACTTAACTATTAACATGGCCAACAATGCAGCCAATGCAACTGCGGCCAACGGTGGTGGCATTGGAGTTGGCCCAGCAGGTAGTGAATTCATCAGCTTAACCTATAGCAGTACTGCCAACACCTGGGTGGCCAGCAATGGCATGCAGGTACAAGGCATACTGAGTGCAAGCGGTAATATCACAGGCGGTAACATATCAGCAACCGCTCATACAGGAACCACTGTCAGCGTAACTGCAAACGTAACCGGTGGCAATGTTGTATTTGGCACAGGTGTTGTAAGTGGCACTGGCAATGTATTTGCTACTAACTTGACCGGTACCTTACAGACTGCAAGTCAAACAAATATTACCTCAGTGGGCACACTAGGCAGTTTGGCTGTTACAGCAAACATCACTGGTGGCAATGTGTTATTTGGCACAGGGGTTGTAAGCGGTACTGGTAACATAACTGCCACAAACTTGACTGGTACTTTACAGACTGCAAGTCAAACAAATATTACCTCAGTAGGCACACTGGGCAGTTTAAATGTTACAGCAAACGTAACAGGTGGCAATGTGTTATTTGGATCTGGGGTTGTAACTGGAACTGGCAACATAATTGGTGGTAACATACGCACAGGTGGCCTGGTCACTGTGACCGGTAACGTCATGGCTGGTGGATTCCAATACGCCAACGGCAACCCAGTACAAGGATCGGGCGCACAAGGAACTACAGGCACACAAGGAACTGTTGGTGCACAAGGCACAACTGGCGCTCAAGGTACCACAGGAACTCAAGGTGCAACCGGTACCCAAGGCACAAACGGCACCCAAGGCACTACCGGAGCACAAGGCACTACCGGAGCACAAGGCACAGTTGGTAATCAAGGTAACCAAGGTAATCAAGGTACAACAGGTACCCAAGGAACTACTGGTGCTCAGGGAACTGTTGGTAACCAAGGCAATCAGGGCAATCAGGGCACAACAGGTACCCAAGGAACTACTGGTGCTCAGGGAACTGTTGGTAACCAAGGCAATCAGGGCAATCAGGGCAATCAAGGAACAACAGGTACTCAAGGCGCCACGGGTAATCAAGGTAATCAAGGTAATCAAGGCACCACTGGTACACAAGGTAACGCTGGTACAAACGGCAATAATGGTAATCAGGGCAATCAAGGTACCGTTGGTACCCAAGGTACTCAAGGTACCGTTGGTAACCAGGGCAATCAAGGAACTACTGGTAATCAAGGTAATCAAGGTAATCAAGGACCAACTGGACCAAGTACAGCAATCAATGCCACAGCAGTCACCACTGGCACATTCTATCCTGTGTTTGTTTCTGGTGCTGGAACACAGGCCACTCCAAGTATACGAACTGCAGCCACAGCGTTCAGCTTCAATGCCGCAACCAATGTGCTTCAGGTTACAGCAACCACAGCACAATACGCCGACTTGGCAGAATGTTATGCAGCCGATTTTGAGTATGCTCCTGGAACAGTATTGGTATTTGGCGGCGCAAACGAAGTCACAATCAGTACTACACTGAGTAATCCTGCTGTGGCTGGCGTGGTCAGTACAGAACCAGCTCACTTGATGAATACGTTTCAATCTGGTAAAAATATAGTGCCAGTTGCGTTGGTTGGTCGTGTGCCGTGTCAAGTCACAGGCAATATAGCCAAAGGAGATCGTTTGGTAACTGGTGATATTCCCGGAGTGGCTGTACGATTAGATCCTTCCGTATATCAACCAGGATGCCTGATTGGTAAAGCCCTACAAGATTATGACAGCGAAACAGTTGGCATTATTGAAGTGGCAGTAGGCCGAGCATAAAGAGACAAAAAATTTATACTATCATTTAGCTGTCATAAATGATAGTATATGAATCTCTCACAAACAATCAAAAAATCAGGCCTGGTAAAATCTGCTATTGAGCAAGGTGGTAGCATACATCCCTTAATTATTCCAGCCGAACTCACAAACGGAACTGGGCTGATGAATCCCAGCATTTACGTGGACAATGGTCAGTTGATATGTAATATACGACATGTAAATTATACCTTGTATCATTCAGAAAATAAAAAATTTCAACACAGATATGGACCTTTACAGTATCTGCACCCAGAAAACGATCGTAATCTACGCACCTGGAACTTTTATTGTACTGTCAATGACGATCTATCCTTGAATCAGATTACCACAATAGACACTTCAAAATTAGACGTAGATCCAATTTGGGAGTTTGTTGGGCTTGAAGATGGTAGATTATTCCGTTGGGACAATAAACTATTCCTAAGTGGTGTGCGACGAGACACTACCACAAACGGTCAAGGCCGTATGGAACTCAGTGAACTCAATGTCAAAACCAATGCAGTAAGAGAAATCAAACGCACACGGATGCCAGCGCCAGGTGCCAATGCTACCTATTGTGAAAAAAATTGGATGCCTATTATAGATCAGCCCTATCACTATGTCAAATGGAGCAATCCCACAGAAGTAGTACGATTCAATCCCGAAGACGGCTCTACAACAACAGTGCATCTTGATCAAAGTAAATTTATATCCGGACAACCCGATTTCAGAGGCAGTAGCCACGTGATACCATACGGCGATCACTATCTGGCCTTGATACACGAAGTCAATCTGTTCAAGAGTGAGACTGGTGAAAAAGATGCAACCTATAAACACAGATTTTTAGTTTGGGATCGATCGTGGAACATCGTAAAATTCACAGATGCATTCAGTTTCATGAATGCCGATATTGAATTTTGTTGTGGTGCTGCATTTTTCAAAGATGATTTATTATTGAGCTTTGGTTACCAAGATAACTGTGCGTTTATATTGAGAATGCCTAAAACTATGCTAACAGAATACCTAGGAGTTTAACATGCTGATCCAACGCCTACACGAATACATACAGAATTATAACTCGGCACAGGCCAATTTTAACCTGGGTCTCGAATATGATTCAATTGGCCAAACTGGTGCCGCCATCAGTTTTTATCTACGCACAGCCGAACGATCACAAACCGATCTAGAACAATACGAAGCCTTGCTAAGAATGGCCTTGTGTTTTGAAAGACAAAAAACTCGAGACGACACAGAAAAAGTCATCCTACAAAAAGCCATCAGTCTCATGCCCAAAAGACCTGAAGCATACTTTTTATTGAGTCGCTTGCACGAAGTCAAAAAAGAATGGCATGATTCTTACACCATGGCCAACATTGGTCTAAGTAATTGCGAGTTTGATTTGCCTCCGTTGACCACAGATGTACAATATCCTGGATACTATGGACTGTTATTTGAAAAAGGTGTAGCTGCCTGGTGGGTAGGGCAGACCGAACAGTCCAGAGAAATCATGCATGATCTAAAGTTCAGTTACCGGATGAGCGAAATGTTTTTAAATTCAGTCAACAGGAATCTTGGCAGCATTGGATGGCCCAATACTACAACACCGTATACAGCAGATAAACAATTGGACGCCAGGATACAGTTTGCTGGCATTGACGCCATTGAAAAGAATCATGCGCAAAGTTATCAAGACATGTTTGTATTGTCTGCTACTAACGGTAAACGTAACGGGCGTTACTTAGAAATTGGCAGTGCAGAACCTTTTAAAAACAACAACACGGCCTTGTTGGAAACTGCGTTTGGCTGGACCGGCGTTAGTATTGACATAAATCAAAAGGTAGTGACAGAATTTATGGAAAAACGTAACAATCTTGTGTTCTGTCTAGATGCCACCAAGGTTGATTATGCAAAATTCCTACTTACGCTAGGTTTTTCCGGAGATCTGGATTACCTACAAATTGATTGTGATCCGCCCACGTACTCGTTTGAAATACTAAAACGTATTCCATTTGATCAATATAGATTTGCCGTGATCACGTTTGAACACGATTACTATGTTGACACTAAAATAAGAGATCAAGCAAGAGAATATTTACTATCAAAAGGTTATGTGTTAGCGGCTGGCGATATAGCCTACAATCATACACACAGTTACGAAGACTGGTGGATACATCCAGAATTGGTCAGTGCAGACGTACAGGCTCACTTGGTAGACAGCACAGACGGATTGAAATTTGCTGGTGATTACATGTTCCCCACAACAGCCAAGCCAGTTAAACCGCCTGTGGTTGAAGTGATCAATCGACACCGGGTTGGGACTAGATCCACAACCAATATAGTCAATCCTGATTACATGAAAGGGTTCTGGGTAGTGGACAATTTCTATCAAGATCCGGATGCCATACGAGCATTTGCACTAAAGCAAGAATATGAACCCAGTGGACCTGGCAAGCCCTACATTGGTAGCAGAACCTACAAACAATTTTTATTCCCTGGACTCAAAGAAGAATTTGAATATATTATGGGAGAGAAAATCACTGCCTGGGAATCACACGGCATGAATGGTCGATTCCAGTTCAACATCGAAGGTGAACCCTTGGTTTATCATGCGGACACACAAAAATGGGCTGCCATGTTGTATCTCACACCAGGTGCTCCACATGAATCGGGCACCATGACACACGCACTCAAAGGCACAGACATACGGCACCGCAGTCATCCTGAGTTTGGACGTTGTTTTAGGTCAGGAGCAAGAAATCTTGACAAGACGCCATTTGAAGATGTTGACATCATTGGCAATGTGTACAATCGCCTGTATATATTCAACGCTGGATACTTACACAGTGCCTGTGCGTACTTTGGATGGACTCCTGAAAATTCTCGCTTGTGGCAGATGTTCTTTTTTGATTAACTAATAGACAGGTAAAATAATGGACGCACGATTTCGCAAAGACTATCCGGGAGAATTTGTAATAACCAATTCACGTTGGGCTGGTGGAAAACGAGAAGAAACAAGAGAGTGGATCGCTAATCCAATTGAGAATCATCATATCAGTGGACGTGCTGCCTGCCTAGGACACACAGCAGAAAGACAATATTTTGACTACACACGATTACAACATCATCGTGGCGGACTATTGGGATCAAAAAAATTACAAACTTATGGTGTAGGAGACGTGGCCTTGGAGATGCGATTGGATTTTGCTGTAGAAACACGTCGTGATAACTTGGCACAATTGGTTGAATCGGGATACGCAAAAGATAATATTGTGTACACTGATGCCAGGAATTGTATCGCCAATCCAGGAGAGTTTTATCTTATCCCACACAGACCAAAATTTCTTGACTTGGTCATGCTGATGTATCTTGCGGCCTTTGATGGACATCAAGAAATATTCATGCTAGGCTATCATCGAGATACCGAGGCCGGGCACCCGGGTTGGATTAATCAAGTTTGTGATGTGATGCGGTCATACCCTGGAACACAGTTTACGTTTGCTGGTGTGCCAAGTAATGTGCCGGACGTCTGGTTAGACTTGCCTAATGCCAGAGCAATCAACTACCCAGACTTTATAGGCTACTGCGATATTTGAATCTGGGCTTCCATGGTATGGATCTTGTCTTGCACTGCATCAAAATTCACAGTTGACCATAAGCCTGGATGCAACGGCTTAGGCCAACTGCCACTGGCAATCCATGCCCAGCCTTGATGTTCTTCATTTAAGACTGGAACAAATTCTCTATCCACGCTACAAAAAAATGTATGATAAGCAAAGCCTTGATCGGCTGTGGTAAACTTTTCCAATGGAACCAGTTTCAAATAATCAGGCATTGTGCCTAGTTCTTCGGTACATTCTCTTGTGATGGCCTGCATCAGGGTTTCGCCTGGCTCTACTCTACCACCGGGCAATCCCCAGGTATCGGGGTGCTTGGTATCATTCCGCATGAGATACAGGTAAGTGTTGGTAGCCACACTGTAAAACCAAATGCCCACGGCATTTACAATACCAGTGTCCATAGGCCTCCCTTGTATAGGCCTTGATAACTCTTGACCCAGGCTTCGCCAGTCCAGCGATATTGTAATTCTGTAGTTATGTTTGTGACATACTGATCGTTTGCAGGACTGCTAGTACTGTCAAACGTCACAATCCAGCGATAACCATCCCATTCTATAATGTCGTTGGCATTGGCAACCATGGGTTGTCCTTGATCCCCGGTCCAGGATTCAGCAGTTGTGCCATCCCATGAACCTGTTCCTTCGGTTAGGAGATATCGTGTAGGTCCCAGTCGGGTAAGTGTTGATACTAATATTGGTTCGGGCAGGCCAGCTCCGGGTCCACTGGCCAATGGATTGATTACTGCCTCAACTGGTGACAAGGTGTTGGCTGGAACAGTGTCAATGTTTACGTTCCACAATAAAAATCTATCATCGCTTGGATCATAAGTCACAGTTCCAATCACATCTGTGCCATCTGGTTGTTCTAGACTTATGTAACTGATCCCAGGCCGTAATGTACCATATAAACCAACTACGGAATGCCACATGAGATTGCTGGCCGGACTGTCTGGCGGTGTTAAACTGGCATTAGATTCATCAATTACTTCAGGCTCACGCAGGACCTGTAGAGTATTGTTGATCAACAGTACCTGATAGTTAAATGGTGTAAACGCTTGTCGTGTGCCAAGCAATAGATCGTTGTCGGTGATAGCTAGGCTAGCATCACCGTTAGCATCATAGATGCTGGCTACAATACGTTCAACAACACCCAATTTCTTGACCTTGGCTGGACTAGATATCCACATGGGTAATCTAAAAGTCAGGGTAGCTATGTCAATGGCTGATTCGGTATTGCCTGCCCCAATGCTACGACTTGACCAATTGACGTCTTCTAAGTAAATCGTAGTTAAACTTGTCCAATCTATGTAGTTGTCAGTACTTTGTAATTCTAAACTGGGATTAAACAATACTAAAATTTGTTCTAGCAACTGCATTTTTTGATTGGTATTACTTGTCCACATGTCCAACTTTAAGGTCAGTTCAAACGGCACTGGCATTAGACGATCTATACTAAACGCATTGCCTTGAGTAGTTTCGTATGTGTCAGTCATGCTATCATATGTTCTTTGCCGTACCGCTATAGTACTGACAAAGTTGGGTTCCTGGATCATGCTACGATTATATTTGAGATCAGTGATGTAAAAAGTCATTAATGGAGTACTGGGCAATTCGTTGGCACTGTTTTGTTGTATGATAGTTTGTGCTTGTCGACTGCTGTCACCATAACGAACTGGAACACGCACTAGGGTATCGTTTTTGCCTTCTTCGTTACGACCATACTCGACCTGGAAGTTACTAAAGATCCTGGCGAACTGCAACAAGAAACGACGTATTTGTTCGTCATAAAAAAATTGTGTAACTGCCATGGTTATCCTGGTGGTCTTGGGTTGGGTGGGGTAATGTTGCCGCCTTGATCACCGTTATCAGCTAGAGGTTTGAGTATCTGGCTGAGACTTTGACGACTTGGAATATTACCCATGTCTGTGGTGCTCACTGTATATGTATTGTTCACGAAGCTGTTGCGTAAAGTTTCTGCGGCCGGTGCTAGATCAAGATCAGTTCTTACTGCGGATTCTATGGCCACCCATCGACTACCATTGTAGCGGAATAGACGATTGGGCGAGTAGTCCAATCTCAACGCATAAGCACCAACTGTGGGATTAGGTGGAAAGCTCACACCCGGAACAACTGGCAATCCATTTGGTGGCAACAAGTACCCAGTCTCTGGATCGTATCCACCTGAGAGATAGCCCATGGTATAACCAAAACTGCTAGGACTAGTACCTTCGCCTTCGAGTGTGCTACTAGAAGATACAGATCCATCACTGGCCACAATGCCAACGCTGGCTGGATCACCGTAGGGAGTAGTTGGTAATATGTAAAATTTTGTGGTATCGTATCCACTAAACGGAACATCCACCTGTGCCTGTGCCAACAAGGCATCGTTGATCTCCAGGTCTCGGGGTCTAGTACTCATACGATCGCCCACTGTGGCAGGATCGGTGATGGGAGTCCAGTAGGCAGTATCAGTCACAGGAGTGCCCGGAGGAACATTGCCCTTGGAAAGATAGTAGCTGTCGCCATCTAGCACAGTGAATCCCGCTGGATAAAAATTTCCTGGATCCCAGATATTGTCCGGCATAAAAGGTTTGTTGACAATCTGTTGGAACTCTTGGGCATTGACCATTGGAGTGGCCTTCACACGCCATATGTGCGGCAACCAGGTCTGGCTGAATCCTTCAGTGGCATAAGACCCATCCTGTATCACATAGTATTTGGGCAAAGGCAACGGTATGGTTGGATCTAGAGGATAGTAATCTTTAAGGTTGGGCAACTCTAGCACATCACCTGACATTAATTTACGACCAAACGCATCAATCATGTAGTTGTAATGGAACGTGATAAACAAGGTATCATTGTTCAAGAACAAGCCAAATTGTGTAAGATCAAAATCAATATCTTGCTGTTGATAAACACCGCGCATGATATACACATCAGGATCATAGGCTCTATCTCTGTTTTCCAACAACAGCAAATCTTCAATAAACAACGGATTCACACTGTCGTACACTGGTAGCGTGGCATCGTTGTTTCCAGGATTCTCACTTTCATCCAAGATTGGGCCCAGATATTTGTGGACATAAACATCTACTCCACCTACTGTGTACATCTCTTTGATAGTGCGATCAAAGAATTGATAGTCGTTGGTTCGATTGGGGCGATAAAGGCTCAGGCGTGGCATAGTCAAGTATTTACCGCAAAGTTTGACCAAAAACTCAAAACAGGATAAAATACTATATGGAACAGATACAAGAACGTTTGAAACAAGCAGAACGACAGATTGCCGGTGTACGAAGTCGAGTGGCCAGAAGAGATTTAGTTAAAATGCTCAAACCCATAACCACAGTGCTGAATCGACTGAGCCAGGAGAGTGTAGAATGTCGTAGGCTACATAGGGCCACTGCCCGCTACCAAACCCTGGAACAAGAAGCCGAAGACTTGGTAAAAAACCTGGAAAAATACTTGGTATTTGCCTGTTTGCTCGGCGGTTGACTACAAAAGAACCCAGTGTTATAATTAACAATCATGATATCAAGGACATCCAATGGTAAAGACTAAAAAACCCACCGCAGAAATCAAACTACTAAATCCCAAAAGTGCCGATGTAAAATACACCGGCTCAGAACCTGCCTGGAAGTTAGTGTTGACTGACGGAGATAGGACCAGTGCCATGCTCAAGGCTTTCACTTGGTACAACTATCACTACGGTAAAAAAGATGCCAAAGACATGATAGCCCATTGGCTTGAACACAACGACAGACCTAAAGACGCTAAACTCATAAGAGGCATTCCTGACAGCCAGATCCGTAGTACCACAGCCTGGGTATGTAGAATGAACTTGATTGGCCTAGCACTAAGTGAACATGAACTCAGCGTAATTGACAGCCAGATCAGTGACATGATGCGTATCAAACAAGAAGTGGTCAAGGTCGTGACCGAAGAAGAAACTACACAAGCCCGATTAACCATACAAGATCATCTGCGTGAACGCATGAGTGAGTGTGCTGGTGAACTGGAAGGCATGTTTGATGATTTCCTACAGCAAGGCGCAAAGTTGACAGCTGAATTCAAGCCCATGTCACACATCCGTGGTAGGAATGTGGCACCACAGATGATTGGCACTATCAGTGCCATCTGGAAAGATCGCCTGGCTGAGTTTGAAGAAACTGTGGAAGGACGTGACGCAGATCTAGTAGAAGCATACAGTCATCTCACCCGGATACAGTTGCGTAATTGCGTAAAATTCTGCGAACTGGTGATCAATGACTGCGCCAGCTATGTACAGATCAAGAAAGTAGAACGCAAACCGCGTGCCAAGAAAGCCATAAGCCCTGAAAAGTTATCTAGTAAGTTCAAGTATCTCCGAGACTTTGCAGAACTCAAACTGGTATCTGAAGCACCAGCCAGTTTAGTCAATGCCAGTGAAGCCTGGTTATATGATACCAAAAAACGCAAGTTGATCCATGTGGTAGCTGACGCTCATGTGGGGTCATTTACGATTAAAGGAACCAGCATTGTGGCTTTTGATGCTGTCAACAGCTCACAGAAGACTCTACGCAAACCAGCTGAACAGATCAAATCTATCGTGTCAGTTGGAAAACCCGCGGCACGAAAAGCGTACAAAGATATAAAAAGCACAGAAATCAAGTTTAATGGCCGTGGTA